TCAACAATGTCGTTCAGCTTGCGGGATGAAATGGTCACGAAAATTGCTTCGTCATCATCGCCATCACCAATATCGAAATCAAAGAACGATCCAGACTTGGAGAAGAACAAAGACTGTGGCTTAGACCGAGTACCACCAAGAACCAACCGTCCTTCATAGAAACATGCTGTCTTGGGGTAGCCTCGGGTAGCTGACCACACGTCCTCTTTGCGTGGAGAACCGTTTGCAGACTTCGTAAAGGCGATAGTCTTACTCGCAGTGCCCGTAGTAGCGAAGGCCGCGTACAATTCAAAGTCTTTTGCCGACTCTCCACCCACTGTAATGGAGTATTGAGTGGCACCAGTACGGGCAACAGTCACGCCCGTCTCACCCATCACCGGCATTTCTTGGATATTGCGTTGGATATTTGCAACAGTAGCCGCCTGCTCGTCCGCAGTAGCGTCACCGGCAAACGTAATGTTCTTGGATACCACTCCCTCTATGTCGATCTGAAACTTATCACCAGCAACAAAGGCGGCAAGAGTCATAACCTGCACATCATTAACGGGTGTGGGGCTAGAGGAATCGTTGTAATCGTACTGGGGCACGTTGGTAAACGGCACATTGTCGATAAACCAGTCGATATCCGTACCCAAGTTAATCAAACGCTGTGGAATTGTGTTTTCTTGGAACAACAGCGCCACGTTCTCAACCTGCGTAGCGCGGACATTCGGCACATCAGCAGACGCGATAGTGGTCTTTATGTCCGCAACATGGGTATTTGGTGCGCGGAATACACGAATGTTGTTCTCAGTCAGGAGCAACAGGTAGTGCCGGTCATCCTCCACGCTGAAGTCCAACATCTTGAAGTTAGATGCGGTAGCAGTCTGCTCAATCGGCGCAACCGTACCCACCGAAACCACAGAAGTAGTGAGATCAGTAGAGCCGATCCTAGCCAATCGCCAGTATCTAGCCGTCTTACCCACGAATAACCGGAAGTCCTGCGTAGAAACACCCAGTAGCGGGACACTAGCCGCGTCAGTGTAGGTCACATCGTCCGTTGAATACTGAATCTTGAACTCGCTAGACGTGCCAGCAGACAGAAACACGTTCCTAACGTCGAAGAACTCTACCGCTGTGGCATATCCTAGATCGAACTTACAAACCACATACGGATTCGTAGTCGATATACCTACAGTGGTGGTGCATACCGTGGAATCGTTGTCATCATTTACGTTGGCAGCCGTTCCACCATTGGGCGCTGTGGCAACCGTAGTATTGCGGGTGAGAGTGTTGAGAACAGTCTGCACATACTCGGTACCGGGCCGACGCTTCATCCCACCTTGAGGCACGATAACCACGTTCTTCGCGGTCTGTACGCCCTGATAATACTGGGCAAGGTCAATACGACCCTTCAGCAGAGGACTAAGCTCACCGCTTACAAAACTAGACTGTATGAATCGTGTCTTAGCCATCTTAAAACTTAATAATAGAGATCTGAATAGCGTTAGTAGCTGGTGCAAATGCCGTGGCAGCAGCGGCATTCATCCACACATTCACGTTATCCACCGCAAAATTGGCTTGGATGTAGTCGCCAGCGTTCAGTGTCAAAGCAGAAGAAACGCCAATGGTATGGGTAGCTCCGTTCTCCTTCACCGTCTCCCTAACCGACTTGTTAGCCGTGGTAGACCCGTTGATGCTGGGAAAGAAATACATTGTCTTTGCATCCCCAGAGTTACTAAGCAGCTGGATGTTGCCGGTAATCAGGTACGTCCCACTCTCTGCGAACTCAATCTTGGTGTTGTCAGATGGGTTCAGGGTGATACCGCCGCTATTAGTGATAGCTGTATTGAATGGCACCTGATATGCCGTATCAGTTTGAGCGGCCACAACGTTAACAGTAGAAGCAAACGTAGCACTGCCGATACCCGTAGCTGCTACGAAGTCCTCACGCACTACAGTAACAGTCCGAATGCCTACCGCCGTAACCCGGCACATAAACGTGGTGACACTAGCCCTGACAACGATAAAGTCGTTTACGTTTACAGAAGTAAATGCGGTGTTGAAGTACCCAGTACCCAGCACAACGTCCCATGTATCAGACGTTTGGTATGTCCACCAAGAGGGTGAGGGAGTAGTTCCGCCGTGGCGACTGAATGACTCAAAGTCGAAAGCCATTAGTACCTCACATTTGTGAACGGGTTACTGTGTATCCTCGTCTGTGGATGCTGCTGAGAGTCCGTAAAACGCGCCATACGGGACGCATTCAGGTACTCCGCAGCCATCTCTCCCCTTGCAGAAACGCTGTCCCTGACGCTTGTAGCGAAGTCCTTGGCTAATGCGTACTCAATCATCTTCGAGAAGTAAACAGGCCACTCACTCTCAGGTACGTCATATATGTAGTCGCAGTACAGAGCGGACTTACCATTGGTATATACCTTGTCGCCATACACTTGATAGCCGGTGTTGGGGTATAACTTGATAAGTACCAGAAGGTCTGTTGGCAGTTGGTAGATAGATTGCCATTCAGGATCTGCAGGGACATCGGTCGTTAGTGAAAGCTGGGCCTTCTTACGGGCAAACCCCCACCTGTGTTTGGTCAATTCAAACTTTACAATGTTGTCGTACAGGTTAGACCCAACCTGCTGGGCACGAGTGTTCCCGTCTAGCGTGTTAATAGGCGAATCACCAATAAGGATCAGCGCGTTACTTACTAGATCGATCTTACTCGCCATATCTTATCCTCAAAAAAAGAGCGGGGGGCCGAAACCCCCCACCCAAACTAGGCGTCGCCTAGCGCCGTACCAGATGCACAGTCAATCGCTGTTCCGTTGTTACTCTTTACAAAAGTAACCGTGACAGCAGCAGCGTCGCTATCACTTACGAAGATAACGTCGTTGACTTGCAACTCGTTGATTGCTGGCAGGAAGTAATCCGCGCCAGTAACCGTAGCGATAGAGTCAGAAGACGCATATGCGTATACCTTCTGAGCATCGCCCATCCCACCAATGCGGGAAAGTTTGCTGTAATCAAAAGCCATGAGAGATCCTCCTTAAGCAGTCTTGTCGTATTGAACTTTAACCAGACCACCCTCGTCGCGAACGACGGAGCCAGCTTTCAGCATACCGTTGGTCAACCAAGCAGTACGTTCAGCGATCCAGTTGACTTCGGTCTTCATGTCGATGCCGATGGCTAGGCCAACAGCAGGACGCTGGAAGAACCATGAATCCACGACGTTAGCCGCTTCAGTCAAACCGCCTTCGGTACGAGTCTCAATGATGATGAACTGGAAGCCCACAAGAGTGTTAACTTCACCAGCAACCAAAGCCTTGATAGCTTGGTAGTCGCCAGAAGTAGCTTTCTCATCATTCAACAAACCACCCAGACCACCAGCTTCAATGGCAGCGAACAACTCAGTGTTCGGTACGCCCTGATCGCGCAGTTCTACCTGTGCGTCGATGACCTTAGCCATTGACAGGTTAGTACCGCCAGCAGGTACAGCTGTGGTGAGAGGGGTAGAGCCGTCCATCGCGTCGATAACCAATTGGTCACAACGGCGACCCAAAGCACCAGCGATGGTTGAAGCAAGCTCTTGCTTCTCATCGAAGTTAACCTCGGCGGCATCAAAGATGTCCGTGTACTCAGGAGCGTTCCAGTTTGCCAATGTGGCAGTCTTGAACTCGTGGCCCACGTCCATTGGCGTTACCAGATCAGAAGTAGACTTCTGGTTGGCAAGTCCTTTGCCCATACGGCGGAATTTGTAGGTATCACCTACTACGTTGTTTCGCAGGGTAACAGCGTTCTTCAGCAAGCCCATGCCCTGATAGGCATGCTTGACCATACTGTCAAACTCGGTTACCGCAACAGCGGATAGATTCTTTGACATTACTAAGTCCTCAAAGTTGTCAAAATTAATTTAACGAGGCGTGATTGCCTCTCACTCTAAGGTCTTAAACTGAGTACCCGACAGATCGGTCAGTCCTTAACCTAAATCTGTCAGGCCCAAATGGGGTATCCGACGGTTGTAAGATACCACATTTTTCAGTTTGTCAATAATAAATTTAGCCAAATGTCTGCGAATATGGCTTATCACCACCAAATTCTTTCATCATTCGCTGAATTTTAGCCTCATGGTTGCGATCAACCGACCTGAGTAGCTGTCCGTTCTCATCTTTCTTGAACATCTCAGCCTCAATGTCACCCCATGTCAGGCCACCGGGTTCGATGTGCCCATCGATAGGTAGCTTGGCTGGAGCGGTAGCACCGATTAGCGCCTCTACCAGTTCGATAGACTCCGCACTGTTAACCGCATAGCGCACCTTTTCGTAGGTATCGTTGTCGAGATTGTTCTTCATGAACTGCTCAACAGTCTTTACCCGCTCAGGAGCGTTATCACCTAGACGCTGCATCTCCATCTCGGCAGATACTTCCTCAACCGCCTCGCTTTGAGCGACCAACAGATCCCAAGCCTCGTTGAACGAGTCCTGATTCATGTTGGTTTTCTCGGCAAAGCCTTTGAGCGCGTCCATTAGTTCGTCGCCTTGCTCCACTCCCTCTGGTATGGCGTAGCCATCTTTGGGGGCGCCGGTAAAGCCGCCGAACTTCTTTTCCAATTCTGTGTATGCCTTGGCTTGGTCAGCCACGGACTTGTACTTCTCTGCCTTGTACCACTCGGGCGTGTCACCAGTACCCTTGATTCCTTCCGTTAAGAAGTATTCACCTTCAGAGAGGGTGGGTTCTGCTGCATCCACAAGGGACGTAGGTTCATTACTTTCAAGGGTGTCGTTTTCAACGGCCTCTGACATTCTTTATCTCCAAGGATAGTTAATTACCGCCCTCTTGGGGCTTTCAGGTTGGTGCTTGAGAAGGATCTGTACCAATCTCCGCTCACCGTTTAACAGAGCGAGATCGTTTACGTCTATCCAGTCAACGTGTTGACCAGACTTGCAGCAACGAAACGCCCTGAATTTGTGTATGTACTCGAACTTATCAATACCGTATTGAGTGCCGACCTTTTGCAGCCAGTTCATATCGAACTTGATCTTCTTCAAGTAGTCGGGTTCAGCGCAGACCACCTCGATCTTGCTCTTGGTTGCCCGCTTCTTGGGCGTTACTTCTTCTAATTCTTCCACTTCGCTCATACTTTCTCCGCTTGTTGGATGTAGTGGACGATCATCCGAATGACCCCCGCCTCACCGTTGTGATACGCAGCCTCGTACTCTACGTTTCGTGCGCCAAGGTCAGTGGAGTTGTCCAACAGAAACTTCCTTGTCAGATCCTCCACCACCTTTTGCCCGTCTTCAGTAGCGAAACACCGGCTGTACGCCTTCGTTAACTCAGAGAAACGCTCTCTGGCCTCCGCAGCGGCCTTGTGAGCGCCCTCGTTGCTACCCTCTATGCTTTCCCAAGTCATTCAACCGCCTGTAACTGGGGCTGTTGTGGGGGCATCTGGGCCTGTTGTTGAGCCATCTCCTGCTGCGCTCCGGCTTGGATTGCCTGTTGCTTCTCCGTATCGCTACGAACTAGCTCGGATGACATGCCGGTCTTCTCAGCAACGTAGCTTCCGAAGTCCTCGATCTTGAATGACGTGGCAATCAGGTCAGGCCCAGCGTTAGCAGCGACGAACTGCACCGCTTGTTGGAGTGATAACAAGTCCTCACCATCCTGAGCACG